GGTCGATGAAAGAACGCGAGACAGTTTGGTTATCATTTAGGTACCTCATTACAGTTGTGGGATAGGGCTGTAGTCGGATAGGCATAGCATATGCTCCTATTCGTAAGACGTTTTGCCAAGGTCGGCTGGCAAGTAGAACTGCTGCGCTCCTGCCGTGCAGCAGGTAAGCGGCTCAGGCGCAGCGGCATCTACTGTCGGTTTCAGGTTAGGCATGCTTTCTCCCATTGTAGCGTAGCGGTTGCGAATCCGAGTGGCGTTATGCTGCGATAGTACCAGCGAGCTTTTCCAGGGGGCTGTTTATGGACGCGCGCTTTAAGGACTTTTGGCTTAGTGTGCGTCGCTATCAGTGGTGGCAGCCCCCATGACCAGAGGCACGTTGCCTTTGTCTCGGGATCACCGAACATCCAAGGTTGTACAATCTGTGGCTTTGGCAGTACCGTCCTATAAGCCCGTAGCGCGTGCTTCGCGTATTTGTGCATGATAGGGTTTTCTATCGCCCCGTGCGGGATCTTTCGTTTTCCCGACTGCCATACATTGGCTAAAAACAGGGCGCCAAGCTGCAGCTTGCCCCATCGTTCGGCATTCGGCTGGCCGTTGCTTATTGTCGGATATTTGTTTCCGTCTGTGGATGGCGGCACATCCCACAACCATTGCACTCCGCTATTGGCTAGGTAGGTGCAGGGCGGATGAGCAATCAGTAGATCCCACGCGCCGAATGGCGCTGCGTCGATAAAGGTCAACGCGTCGCCTTCTAGATGATAATTAGGCCAGCGCTGGCATGTCCAGGTTGCGGCCCATTGCGCACGTGTGAACCCTTCAGGCTCTGAGTCCGGGCCTAGAATGTCACATGACCATGCGTTGTGCCCGGCATCACGCCAAGCGTCGCGCACGCGGCCCGTACATTCGCAGGCTATCAGCACATTGAGCGGTCGCACTAGCTATTGCTCCTAACGTGGATACCCTTGGCAGTGCGCAACGCGTCGCGTGCTTCGGCAATGGCGCCCGCGATAAGGTCAGAGAAGTAGCTACCGCATATTGCGTTGCTACCCTCAGCGCGGAGCTTGCGAGTCGCGGCGGCGCACTCTTTGTGGTTCATGAACGCGGCTGGCGATTCGTAGATGCAACTCCAGAGCGAATCGCTGCCAATGGTGCCGAGTGTGTCATGTATGACGCGCACCCGGACGCCAAAGAGCTGCAGCTCGCCGCGATCTAGCGCAGCCTGAGCTGTGCCGTCGTCGTCCCATGACATATCCGCGTCGTTATCCTCAATGGCTTCAGCCACCACGCGGAACTGCGCTGTGTGCCACTCTCGCATCGTGCAAAATACGTTCATGGGTTCAAGCTCCTAAGCTGTAGTTATCGACGTTGCTGCCACGCGCTGCAGCGTCCAGGATAGTAGCGAATGCTTCTATCTCGGCGCGCATGAAGTCATGGCAGCCGATTTTAAGCACATCGCCGTCAACGTGGCGGATAACGAAGCCATGTACTTCCTGTCCAGGACTAATGCTGTGCCAGTTGCGCAGATAGTTGGCAACAATGGTGCGCGCGAGCTTTGCCGGGAAATCACTTATTCCCCATGAGGTTTCCGCGTGCGCGCCGTCAGCGCTCAGCCGCAACATGGCGCCACCATGTTCTGAGTCGATGCGCGTTTGATTGTACTGGCCAGCGCGGAACTGTAGGCGCGCGTCCCGCAGCTTCTCAATGGCTGCCAGCTTGTCGCGCTCAGCCTTGCGCTCCGCTGCAGCTTCGCGCTTGTCTCGCGCAATGCGCAGCTTCTCGCCGTACAGCGGATCAGCGTAACGCGCTTCGCGCTTCTCATGCGCGGCCCATACCTTGGCAGCATCGCCCCCAACATCTAACGGCGCGCGTTCCACTCCGAACACATCGCAGTAGTTGAGTAGGTCAGTCGTCATGGCGAACAGCCGCGAAGTCAGGTCAACGCGGTTATAGTGAAGCGTGCCGCGCATGCGGGTCATTGAGCCTACAGCCTTGTCATACTCGGCGCGCAGATAGGCCACATTGCTTGCATGAGCAATTTTAACAGCCTTCGCGCGTTCTTCATTTGAATACGCATCGCAGGGCGCGCGATACCTGCCCTCGCTAGCGACTCCAGCAAGGTATGGCACGCGGAACGTGTACAGGAAGTGACGCACAGCGCTGCTGGCGTCGCTCAAATGTCGCCCCGTCGTGCTGCTATAGCTTTCGCTACTCAACAGCGCTATGGGCTCATTGGTGCGCGGCGCTTTCGTAATGACAGCAATTGGCGTGCTGTAGCTGTACAGAACGCGATTGTTGAACCATGACGACTTAGCGCTGTTGCGCGCATCCTGAGTGTTGCTATCACTATTGATAGCAGCGGCCCATGCGTGCGCGACTCCAGAACCATTGAATACCTTTTTCATGATGCGGTGCTCCTAATGTTTTCATCTACCAATTGCAGCGCGTTGCCGTCCACGTCGGGCGCTACATTGCGCACAACTAAATCATCGGTCTTAAAGCGCTTCGCGGTCTGCTCATCGAATTCGCCGATGAGCTTTCCTGTTCCGCTGCTATAGGCGTTGAATGTTGTCACTGTCGTTACTCCGAGTTTCCAGGTTAGAGCGGGTGTCGCGCTGTTCGCGATCATACTGCGCCCATATGCGATCCATTGAAGTACCAAGCTCTAAGCGCTTCGCACGCTCTTTGCGCTCACGTTCGATGCGAACGGCGCGCGATTCTTTGGGACTAATGCTCATTTCAATTTGCTCCGAGTGTATAGGGCGCCGACGATGATCCACAGCCAAAGCACGCTCACGCGCGCAACTCAATGCTGCACATCGTGAGCGCGTGAGCTGCCAACGCTGGCAGCGATGCGCGATCAGCGGCATTTATGAACTGGCGCCAGAACTCTAGGCGTTCATTGCCACGCGTTGAGCGTCGCAGCTCGCGCGTTTCTGACTGAATGTAACCGCCGTCCGTTGTAATGACTGTTCGTAACATGGTCTGTGCTCCTAGCAATTGGTACAGGGTACGCGAGTCTCAGCCGCGTGTCACGTTGTACTGTTCGCAGTACACGCGGGACATTTTGCCAAGGTCACGCAGCTCGCGCTGAGTCAGCGGCCGGCCGTGCGCTGCCATGCTGCGCACTTCCATCTCAGAGATGAATGCAGCGCTGTCAAAAGCATTCGCCGTCAGCATCCGCGAACGTGTGAGCTTTCAGTAGCTCCAGTGCGTTCTCAGCGGCTGTGCGCAGATTCGGCGCCGTGGCCACGGAATCGCCAGCTATGCGCATGATAGCAGCGCGGACGCTGGCATTAGTCTCGTTAGCAAGTGCTAACGCAATGGCTGCGCTGCGGTCAGTGGCTTCATTGCCATAGACAGCGATGCGACAGGACTTCGAGCCCGCGTGCGCGGTATGAATGCCCGCTACAACGCGGACAGTTGAGGCATTGTGATAGACGGTTAGCATTTGGTAGCTCCAGGTAAAATTGATGGTCTCGCGTAAGAGTATGCACAGCGCGTGCCAAGCGGAAATCAATGACTTAGGTGTGACACTGTGACGCTCTGTGTCACAAGATGACAATTTGGCTGTCACATTGTGACGCTGTGTGTCACAAGCTGATCGCTGCTGTCACAGCGCTGTGACACTTTGGTCTCGGAGCTGTAAGCGGTGAGCTGCTGTAACACGTAACAGCCCGCACAGCCTGTAACGTCGATTTCCTTCTAGGTCTATAGGAATACATAGCAGCTAGGAGCCTATAGCCTAACGCTAAGCGCTAACAGTTCTCACATATAGGGAGTGGAGCTGTTACAGACTGTTACAACTGTTATTTGCTGTGAGAATCAAGCGCTTGCGCGCTGTCACACTGGCGTCACAGCGCCGCGCCCTATGTGACAGCCACTAACGCACCCGTAACAGCGCTGTGACAGACGCGTCGAGCTTGGAGCGGTCAGCGATGGGCCGGCCGCGCCTGGAATGGCCGGGCGTCGGGGGAGGGGGTGAGGCCCAAAACGGGGGACCCTACGAGCTAGGGGGATGGAGACGCGGTTCCTCACACGTGCTACGAGCTTACAGCCCCCAGCGTAGCGTTTGCTGCTAATCGCTGTGACGGCTGTGACACCTAATAGGCGACCCGCCGGCCTCTTTCTGCGAGGGACCCATTGCGACTTGCCTATAGGCCCCCGGCCGGGGTACAGTTCGCCCATGGCCACCATAACCCGCAAGCATGACGCCTCAGCCGCCGCGCGTGAGCACACTGCCGCCGCTATCGAGAAGATGGCCGCGCTGATCGACAGCATGGACCCACGCATCGCGCTGGAGGCCGCCAAGGCCATCCTGGATCGCGGTCATGGGAAACCGATCAACGCGATCATCCAGATCCCCGCGACCCAACAGCAGCGCCGGCAGATGGCCGCCATGACTGACCTGGAGTTGGAGGAAGCGATTGACGCGGAAGTGGAGATGCCCGAGCTGCCCCCGCCGGCCCCGCAGCAAATGCTACCAGGACCGGGCCAGAGCCTCGACGCGCTCGAAGATCCGTTGCTCGCATGAACTACGCCAACGAAAAGCTGCGGCGCCTGCGCTCGCGCGAATCGCTGATTGATTTCAGCCAAGCCATCGACATTCCTGGCGTGCCGGCGGGCGCGTACATCGAGGATGCCACCTATCCACTGGACCATCCCGACGTGCGACTGCGCGGCAAGCTGGTCGATCCCACGGAGCGCGAGCAATGGCAATTCAAACCGATCACCGAGCAGCTGGCGATACACCACGTGCTCATCATGGCGTTGCTCCAGCGAACAATGCTCAAGTCTCGCGGGCGGTGCATGATCTTTGCGCCGCCGGGAAGCGCCAAGTCAACCTACGCCGCCGTGCTGGCCCCGTCATGGTACCTGGGAAAATTTCCCGGCTCGCAAATAATCCTTGCCTCATACGCTACTGGTATTGCGACGAAGCAGTCGCGTCGAGTGCGATCTATCTGCCGGGACCCAATGTTCAGCTCGATTTGGGCCGAGCGTCCGATTCTAGCCGAGGATCAGCGCGCGATAGACGACTGGAGCTTGAGTACGGGCTCCAGCCTCATGGCGGCTGGCCTACTCGCTGGTATCACTGGAAATCGCGCGGACGGCTTGATTATCGACGACCCTGTGGCGAACCGCGAGCAAGCGGAGAGCCCTACGATACGCGAGAAGATTTACAACGAATTTGTTGACACGGCGCTTACCCGCGCGAAGCCGCGCATGTGGGTCGTGCTGATCCAGACGCGTTGGCAGGAAGATGATCTGGCTGGCTCCATCCTGCCCGCCGACTACAACGGCGAGAGCGGCATGATTAAGTGCCGCGATGGCCAGACGTGGGAAGTGCTGTGCATACCGGCGGAAGCGGAGCGCGCGGATGATCCGCTCGGCCGCCAGCCTGGACAGTTCCTGTGGCCCGAGTGGTTTCCGCCCGAGCACTGGCTCACGTGGCGCGACAACCCGAGGGCGAGGCGCACGTGGGCCGCGCTCTATCAGCAGCGGCCAAGCCCCGCGACCGGCGTTCACTTCACGCGCGAGATGTTCGAGAAGTATCGTTTCCATTTGGGACGACCGCCAGGGGAGAAGGAAGCGCGACCGAAGCATTTGCAACACTACGGCGCGAGCGACTTTGCGACGATGGACCCACAGTTGGGTAAGGACCCTGACTATACTGAGCACGGTATGTGGGGCATCGACGCATCCTCCGAGCTGTGGGCGCTCGATTGGTTCTACGAGCAGTGCGAGACCGACAAGGGCATCGCCGCGATGATGGCGAAGATCCTGCAATGGAAGCCGCTCGGCTGGGGCCATGAAGGCGGGATCATCGACAAGGCCATCGGCCCGTTCATCCGCAACTCGATGCGTAGCACTCGCGCGTGGACGAATCTGATCGTGATGCCGTCGATCCAGGACAAGCCATCGAAGCTGCAGGCGTTCCACGGCATGTGCGAAGCGGGCATGATCCACATTCCCTACGGCGCGTGGGGCGACCGGCTCATCGACCTGCTGGTGAAGTTTCCCGGCGGAAAGCACGATGACGGCCCTGACGTTTGTGGACTGGTCGGCAGAATGGTCGATCAGATGATGCTGCCGACCGTGCCGGTTGACAAGCAACGGGAGATCATCGTACCCTTCACCGAGAAGTGGCTTGAATGGGGCTCGAAGCCCAATCGCTCAGTGAGGTACACGTCGTGACAATTCTTCGGACAGACGGGCCGACCCTGGCTCAGTATGTCGCCGCTGGATATCCGGCTGCCTCCTACCCTCCGCACGGTTACGCGAAACGCGATGAGCAGACTTACTCATCGCCCGGCGCGCACAAGCCGCGCGTTGGGCCTTCACTGAAACCTGTATCTGTGGCAACCGCCCGCAAGCCTGCTGCGCAAAAGCCTGCTGCGCAAAAGCCGGCACCAATTATCGTCGGCAGCTACGCTGCTGGCATTGACGGACTGGTGTAACATGACTCAGATCACCCGAACTCCTGGCGTGCGTATCGCTCCGAGTGAGCGCGCAAAGCTGGCCGCAGCCGCGCATCCGCCGCTTCAGTCCACGCCCCCGACCGCCGCGCAGATTGCGCAGGCACACGCGGGAGCACCCCCGGCAAATTTTCCGCAGCCGGCGCAGCCGGCAGCCTCACCAGCGAATCCCCAGTTGGTAGCGCGGCAGACGCTTCAACCCGCGCCGCGAGCGCCGCTGGCATCCAAGGTAGTGGCACCAGCGACGGGCTTGGCGGCGTCGCATCGCTCGGTCTACTCGAACGGGAAAGCGGCCCGAGCACAGCGGGAAGCGCGGGCGCAGCGGTCGCGACCGGGAGTGGGGCAGCACGCCCCGCGCTCGAAGGAATCGCGAGCAACGCTGGGCCTCAAGCGATAGTTTCAACACAACCAACTCAGGAGATTTCTATGTCAGCAACAGTAGCGCAGGATGCTGCCAACGCGGAAGCGAAGGTACAGGCCGTCGTCAGCTCGACCGTCACTCAGTTCCAGAGCGATCTGGATTTCGTGAAGGCGAATTGGCTCAAGGTCAACCTCATCGTGATCGCGGCCGGCGTCGTCGGATTCCTGGTCGGTCAGATCGTTCGTATCTAACGCCATGGCCTTCGCCGGAGAGCAGACAGATCCAAGTCAAGGCGACGATCAGGTACAGAGTACTGACGGCGCCTCTGACTCTCAAGCCGACGCCAACGAAGTTGACGGCGGAGAGAACCCGCAGGCGACGATCACGCCCGAGCAAGAGAAGGCCGTCGTCAAGAAACTCTGGAAAGAGTACGAGCGCGCCCGGCAGTTCGATGAGAACTATCGGAAGCAGATAGCAATTGATAGGCGCTATGCCGCCGGCACGTCCGACAACTCGTGGGCAGTCACCACGAACGTCATCGGTGCCTTCATCGACATTCTTACCTCCCTGTTGTACGCCCGGAACCCCGATGTGAGCGTGAGCAAAGCGCCCGCCGTCGATGAGACCGGGACGAAAGACATGGAGGACTTCGCCAAAACCCTGCAAATCGTGATCTCCTACCTTTGGAAGAAAGGCAAGTTGAAGATCAAGGTGCGCCAGGGCGTGCGCAGCGTGCTGAGCGTGGCCGAAGGCTGGCTCAAATGCACGTTCATCGCCGAAAAGACTCCCAAGCCCGAGGTAGAGACCGCGCTGAACGACATGCGCGAGACCTACGCCATCCTCGAAGCGCAGAACAAAATTCTCCAGGACGCACAGTTCCTCGATAGCGATACCGTCGAGGCCGAAAAGGCCGAGAAGAAGGCGCTCATGGAGGAACTGGAGGACAAGCTCGAACTCGCGATCAACAAAATGTTCGTGATCGACTTCGTCCGTGCCGAACAGATGCAGGTTTCAACCGACGTTGACAACATCGAGGACTATCTCGATGCGAACTGGGTAGCAAATGAGATATACGTGGAGCGAGACGACGCTCTGGCGCGTTTCCCACGGCTCAAGGTCGAGGACCTGAAGTCCGCGAAGAAGTACTACCAGTCCAAGCCCAAAGAAATGACGACGCGCGACCTCGACAACGTGCTGCCGCAGGGCCAGTTGACGGCCGCCGACGCCGAAGGCTACACCACGGCCAGTTCGGACCCGGAATCGTGTGCGCTCTACCGCGTGGTCGAGATATGGGACCGCCGCGACAAACATATCCGCACGATTCTCGAAGGCGTCAAGCGCTTCGCGAAGGTGCCGTACACGCCCGCGTACCCGACCAGCCGCTTCTACCCGTATTTCGGCTTCTGGTTCTATCTGGTGGACGGCGCGCGCCATCCGCAGAGCTTGAGCTGGCGACTCTACAAGCTGCAGGATGAGTATTCATGCACACGGTCCAACTTTCGCCTGTCGCGCGAGCGCGCGATCCCCGCAACCATGTTCGATGCCACTGGCATGGACGACACGGAAGCGCGGAAGCTCGAAGAAGCGAAGCACCAGGAATACATCGCGATCCGGCCGACCAATCCAGGTCAGCCCATCGGCAATTTCTTCGCCCCGAAGCCCACGTCCGCGATTGATCCGCGTCTCTATGACGTGTCGCCGATCAATGCCGACATGGAACGCATCTCGGGCGTCCAGGAAGCGCTGCAATCGACCGGCAGCGTCGGGACTCCAAAGACTGCGACGGAAGCCGGCATCGAACAGAGTGGAACCAACGCGCGCACGACCAGTGATCGCGACGCCATCGAATGGATGCTGACGGATCTGGCCGAATACACAGCGCAGCAAGCGCTACAGTGCCTGTCGATCAAGAATGTTCAGCGCATGGCCGGGCCGAAAGCCTACTGGCCCGCCGGCATGGACATTGAGGACCTGTTCACGCTGGTCGAAGTGCAGATTGAAGCTGGCACGACCGGCAAGCCGAAGCAGCAACAGGATCAGGCCGCGTGGGGCGTCATCCTGCCGCTGCTGGAGAAGGTCATCGGCGTGATAGATCAGGCGCGTGCCTCCGGCAATGAGCCGCTGGCCGACGCCATGAGCGAATTGGTCAAAGAGACGATGCTGCGGATGGGCGACACGAGCGATCCGACTCGCTTCCTGCCGCAAGCGCCGCCTCCTGGCTCGCCGGGCGCTGGCGCCCCGCGCATGCCGCCGCCCCCGGACGTGAAGATCGCGCTGACGGGTCAGCTCACGCCGCAGACGGCCGCAGCTCTTGCTGCACCCACAGTTGCACTTGACGTCTCAACGGCGCAGACTATTGCTGGAGCTGGCGGAGGCCCTGGTGGCGCCCCTGGCGCCGGAGCGCCGCCACCTGGAGGGGGAGCCCCTGGGCAACCTAGCCCCGGCGGCTCGCCGACAGGAGCGACGCCCCCGATTGCCGGCCCTGGCGGCGGACCAACGCACTGATTTCAAATAATGTAGGAGCCCCACGTCATGCCCGAGCCAACAGAGACCGTATTCGACGCAGTCAACGCTGCCCTTGAGACCCTTGAGACCGGATCAAATGCTACGCCGGAAGCGGACGCAGATGCGGACGCCACAGGCGCGGATGCGGACCAGGAGCTTGATGAAGAAGGCAATCCGGTAGACCCGGAAGCGGACGCAGAAGCGGACGTGGACGCGGATGCGGAAGAAGGCGCCAAAACCCCCGAGGAAGAAGCTGCGGCTGCCGCCGCTGCCACGGCCGCTGCGGCCGAAGCGGCTGCTAAGGGCGAAAAGCCCGAGGACAAGGGCAAAAAGAAGCCCGACGTGCTCGAAGATCCGATCCCGAAGGATCTGAAGCCCGAGACGCAGACTCGCATGCGCGAGCTTATCAAAATCGGCAAGGAAAAGACCATCGAAGCGCAACAGGCGACTGAGAACCTGAACGCGCTGGTCGATGGCGTCAAGGCTGCGGGCGTCACGCCGCAACAGTACGGCGAAACGCTGTCCTGGCTCAAGCTATTCAACTCCGGCGATCCCGCGCAGCAAGCGCAGGCGTTGGAACTGGTCGAGAGCGTCGCGGAACGACTGGCCGGCTTGCTCGGCAAGGAACGCACCGTTGGAGATCCGCTCGCGGGCTTCGAGGACCTGAAGGAAGCCGTGAAAAAGGGCGAGATCACTGCCACGTGGGCGAAGCAGATGGCGACACAGCGCCGCCAGGGCAACATCCGCACCGAGATCACGACCAGCCTGAACAAAGAGCAACAGACTGCAGAAGCTGCGAAGGTCGAGCGCGAAGAAGCACGCGTCTCCATGAACACATGGGAAAAAAATATCGCAGCAACTGACCCACAGTGGCCCGCGAAGAAGGCCATGCTGGTGCCAGTGCTCAAAGCAATTTTCAAGGACGTGCCGCCGAAGCAGTGGCTCGCCCGGTTTCAGCTCGCGTACAACAATGCGAAGGTCAGCAACGCGGGCGCCGCGCTCGCGGCCTCACGCACTGGCACGCGGCGAAGCTCTGTCCCTGCAAACCAGCCTCTACGCGCGGGGAGCCCCGCTGGTGGCGGATCAAGCGGCATCAACAGTATGATGGATGCCGTGACCGCTGGAATCGCACAGGCCAAACGTTAACAGGTGACTTATGAAGATGGTTGCAATGAAGCCGACCGCCGCCGAGAAGAAGGCGCGCGAGAAGGAATTTAACAAGCCGTACATGGGGAGCGAGGAAGAAGGTCCGCGCCTCCATCTCGACCATGAGCATCTGGAGAAGTTGGGTATCGACAAGCTGCCGAAAGTCGGCTCGAAGCTCAAGCTCCAGGTCCATGCTCACGTGAGCGAGACCGGCGAGGACAAGCGCAACGGCAAGGGCCGGCGTCGCATGACGATTCACATCACGCACATCGGCCACGATGGCGGCGATGAGAAGTCCGAGCAGGCGAAGCACGATGACCTGACCAAAGGTGCGCGCAGCGTGATGGACGCCGCGTTGAAAGACGCGGGCTCTGAAAGCGAAGGTGACGGCGAAAACGATTAACCCCTGGAGAAGTACATGCCAATTTTCGTACTGATATTCTGGCTCAAAGTGATCGCAGCCAACGGCAACGTGGACTCGGTCAGTATCGACTCGATAGAGTTTGGTGGCGAAGCAAAATCGCCGCAAATATGCTCGACGCTCCCGATGGGGGAAGTGCTCAAGAGCATACCGGATGCTGCTACGAAGATTGAGGCGGGGCTTGTGCCGCGCGTCGTCTGTGGCGTTGCGGCTCCTGACACGGAAGTCTATACCCCTGATTCGGTACCGAAAGCGGATATGCCGCAGGCACCGGAAAGCAATCCTGGGCACGGAGTATGGGGCAATGGTACGAGTGGTGAGCTTTAAGCGTGGCGAGCATATCGGATGTGCAGCTATCGTCATCGGCGGAGGGCCGAGCGCACCCAGCGACTTCGCTGTTGCGCTCGGCGCTTTCCCGGACGCTATCCAGATCAGTGCGAACCATCATGGATTCTTACTCTCTGGAGCACGCCCCGACTTCGCTGTTCACGTCGATGAGTACCAGTCGAAAACCGGCGAGCGCTTCGACCTTTTCCTGGCGAAACACTACGGCTGCAAAGTCACCGTCAGTCGATTCGCCTTCGCTACGCATCGGCTGGCAGCTCTTGCCCAACACGGAATTGACAGCGGACTTAGCGCTTGCTACATCGCCCACGTTCTTGGCTGCGCTCCAGTCATACCTTGCGGCTTCGATAGATGGACAGCTCCGCGAGCTACTGGGCAGTACTTCCATGACGAACACACCGATCAACGCGTCCACTGCCGCACGGCTGTCCTGGCGCGAGATTCGCTCCATGTCCCGAACCTCGCGGGGCTTCGCGCACTCCGTCCTGTCAGCGGTCCCTGGCTAGAATTCTTCCCGCCGTTCGGCACGCAAGCCTACGCCTCGATACCCAATG